TATCGGGGCAGGTGCTGAATGTACGGACGGGCAATCTGCGTCGGTCGATACATCAACAGGTAACCAGTTCGGGCGGTGCGGTAATCGGCGAAGTAAACACCAACGTCCGCTACGGCAAGGCGCACGAATATGGCTTTGCAGGCACGGTAAACGTCAAGGCATCTTTGCGTCAGGTTCGTCAGGCATTTGGGCGACCGCTTAAATCGCCGCGATACGTTCAGGTTCGTGCGCATTCCCGCAATGTTCGCCTGCCTGAACGGTCATTCCTGCGGTCGGCTTTGCGCGATATGAAACCTGAGATTGAAGCCGATTTGAGAAACTCTGTCAAAGGGGTATTGCGATGAACCGCGAAGCGATTTATTCCGCGCTGTGGGCGAAGCTGGACGCATTGGACGGCTTTGTTACCAAGAGCCGAAAGCTGCTGCACTGGAACGATGTGAAACGCTACGACCAACCCGCGTTATTCATGGCGCAGGGCGATATGCAGGCGGTAACGCTGACCGGGCAGGAAACCAAGTGGATTTTGCGCGTTGATGTTTACCTGTACGTCCAAACGTCAGGCGAGCCGCCTGCGCCCATCATGAATCCGCTGATTGACGCGGTGTGCAATACCGTGAACGCCGTCCACCCTATCACGGGTAAGACGGCTTTAGTGGTAGATGGCGCGGATGTTGAGTATTGCCGCGTAGAAGGCACGGTCGAAACCGACGAGGGAACGCTTGGCGAGCAGGCGGTTTGTATTATCCCGATTATGATTTGCGCCGCGTAATGCGGTTTTATTTTTGAAAGGAAATGTCATGCAATTGACGTTTGGTAGCGGCGAAGTGTTCGCCGAAATGATTACGGATGCTTACGGCAACCATGTACAGAACGCAACGCCCGTGCGAATCATGGGCTTGCAGGAGATGTCTGTCGATTTGTCGGCAGAATTGAAAGAGTTCTACGGTCAAAACCGCTTTGCGCTGGCTGTTGCACAAGGCAAGGTCAAAGTGTCGGGTAAATTCAAAGGCGCGCTGATTAATGGTCTCGCCCTGAATACCCTGTTTTTCGGCGCAGAATATGCAACCGGCACCATGAAAGCCCTTTGGGCGGATGTAACGGGCAAAGCGATTCCAGCAAGCGGTGCATATACCGTACAGGCAACCGCGCCGAATGGCGGACGCTTTGTTGAGGACGCGGGCGTGATGGGTAGCGATGGCACGGCATACGTCAAAGTAGCCAGCAATCCGACGGCGGGTCAATACATGGTGTCTGCAACAGGCTTGTACACCTTTGCTGAAGCGGATAAGGGTAAGACCGTTTACCCAAGCTTTACCTATACCCAAACCATGCCGTCAGCCAAGAAACTTGAGCTGACAAACTTGGCGATGGGCAACACGCCTACCTTTAAGCTTAAATACCTGACACAGTTCAAGGGCAAAAAAGCCCTGTTGGAACTGGAAAGCGTAACCAGCGGTAAATTGGGCTTGTTCTCGACCAAAAACGATGACTTTTCTGTCCCTGAAATCGACTTCACGGCGCAAACCGATGAAGCTGGCTTTAAAGTCGGTACGTTGTGGATTCAAGAGTAATCACGCAGACCGTCCGAAAGGGCGGTCTTTTATTTGACCTGAATTTAGGAAGTGAAAATGACAGTACGAATTAAAGGCGTAACCGTTGAATTGAACGGCACAAATTACGTTATCCCACCTATCGCACTTGGCGCGCTGGAGCAGTTGCAAGAACGTATCGGTACGTTTGACGGCAACGTCAAAGACGCAAAACAAATCTCTACCGTTATCGATTGCGCCCATGCTGCCATGCGTCGGAACTATCCCGACATGACGCGCGAAGAAGTCGCTAACTTAATCGACATCGGCAACATGAATGAAGTGTTTGCCGCTGTGATGGACGTTTCGGGCTTAAAACGCAAAGAACAGGAAGCCGCACAAGCGGGGGAAGCTCAGGCGGCGGATTAAGTTTCGGCGCGATGATTGCCCACGTCTGCGCCTCTACGGGGTGGACGTGGGACTACGTCGCCGACAACTTGGATTTGCCGCGTATCCAGCATTTGAACGAGTATTGGCGCGAACATCCGCCCGTGCATATCTTGGTAGCGTCGTACATGGGCATTAAGCCGTCGTCAGGCATCGCACAAAGCGAAGCGGACGAAGCCGAAGCCATCGGTATGCTTGGCGGTAACGAACTGCCAAAAGAAGAATTTGACGCTCTGCTGAAAGCGAAAGGAATCATCTAAATGGGCAATGCAATTTTCCCCACGTTTCCCGGCTTAAAGTGGGGGCGGAAGAAAACGGCGGTATGGAGTACCGGGACGCAGAAATCAGCGAGCGGTCGCGAATTGCGAACCGCCTACTACACCTACCCGCAATGGCGGTTTTCACTGTCATTCGAGGTATTGCGGACAAAGACGTCCGTAAACGAATTGGAGCAACTGGCAGGCTTCTTCAACGCCCGCAAAGGCAGCTTTGAAAGTTTCCTCTACGAAGACCCGACCGACAACGCCGTAACCGATCAGCCTATTGGAAACACGGTGCAAGGCGTTACGCGCTATCAGCTTGTCCGTTCTATGGGCGGATTTATCGAGCCTGTCTTGGCTGTCAAGGAACGACCCACCGTCAAAGTGGGTGGCGTAGCGTTGACGTATGGGCGCGATTATTCCGTTACCGACAAGGGCGTTTTGGTTTTCAACACGCCGCAAACGCCGGGTCGTCCGATTACATGGACGGGCGGTTTTTATTTCCGCGTGCGATTTACGTCTGACACGGTGGATTTTGAAAACGTTTTGGGCAGCCTGTGGGCGGCCAAAAAGATTGAGTTTACGAGCGTTAAGCTATGAAGACAGCGACAAAAGAACTGATTGATTTGCTGCACGGTAGCGACGAGTTTCAGATGGCGGATTTATACACCATCACGCTTTCGGGCGGGCAGGTGCTGCGCCATACCAGCGCGGATATGCCCGTCGTTTGGGATGGACAGACCTACGAAGCGCATAAGCTGATTATCAAGCGCGGGGCAACCCGTATCGCTGTCGGATTGGACGTAGATTCCAACACCCTGCAAATCGCTTCCGACCCTGATTACAGGCTTGAGGGTTTGCAATGGGCCGAAGCTGCTTTGGGCGGTGTACTGGACGGCGCGCGGGTCAAGATAGACCGTGTGTTCTTCGGTGTCGGTGCGTCATCTATCGGCAACATGGTCGAAGATGCGGGAGCGGTTTTGGAAGTTTCGGGAGTGAATCGAACCGAGACCAAGACGCTGCAAGTTCGTGGCGATTTGCCGAACGAGTTTGTCTTGTCATGTGATATTGCACTTGAAAACGCAACGTCAATCTACGGCAAGCCCTATCCGCGTATCGGCGCCGAGTTGTCTGTTGCCTATACGGATAATTCCGTCGGCTATTTTAGCTGCTGGTACGAAGACGCGGTCAACGGTACGACTAAAACGCTGTTCGAGCGCATTTCGGCAAAACACCAAATCCCTGCGGGCAAGGCGGTCAAGGAAATACGCAGCCTGATTATACAGGCGCGATACCAAACGTCAGATTCCATTCGGATTTCGGGCGTTGATTTGCGGTCTGCCGTCGATGTTGACGGTTCTCTTGCCGAACTTCGCCCCGTTGGTGCTGTGAATATCTTTTCGGGGCGCGTGTCGGATGTATCGGGTAGTAGGTCGTCGGTAAAGGTTGACGTCAAATCTGACATCGAGCTTTTGAACGTATCAAGCCCGCGCAACATCTATCAGGCAGGTTGCATGAGGACGCTCTATGACGAGGGCTGCAAGGTCAACCGCGAGAAATTCACGGTGGACGGTCGTGTAACTGAAAACAGCCAAACAGGCAATGCGCTAAAACACAATCTGACGCAGCCTGACGGGTGGTTCTCGCAGGGCGTGATTAAGTTCACGAGCGGGCGAAACGCAGGCTTGAGCAGGACGGTCAAGGCACATAATGGCAATACGTTCGAGTTTGCCCTACGCCTGCCATTCCCGCCGCAAGCGGGGGATGTGTTCAAGGTTTATCCGGGCTGCAACAAACGTCAGGACACCTGTAAAAACAAATTTAATAACGTCGTGCATTTTCGCGGATTCCCGTATATCCCGTCTGCTGACACGGTGGTTTAAAAGGTCGTCTGAAATGGATTTGAGAGAGCAAATCGTCGAAGAAGCGCGGTCATGGCTTGGTACGCCCTATCATCACTTCGCAATGGTTAAGGGCGCGGGCGTGGATTGCGCCATGCTGCTTGTCGGAGTTTACGGCGCGGTCGGTATCATCCCCGATGACTTCACGCCGCCCAAATATTCCCGTGACTGGCACCTGCACCGAGATACGGAGCGGTATTTAGAGGTCATTGCCAAGTTTTGTAAGGAAACGGACGCCCCGAAGCCCGGCGACATTGCTATGTGGAAGTTCGGGCGCACGTTCAGTCATTCCGCCATTTTGGTGGGCGACAACAAAATTATTCACAGCTACATCGGGCGCGGCGTGGTTTTGGACGACATTAATCAGCCCGAACTTGACGGGCGCGAAGTGAAATTTTTTACATTGGAGGTACTGAATGAACATTGAAGTATCAGCCTATGGGCTTGGTGGTGGTAGCGGTGGTAGCGGTGGTGGCGGGAGTTATGACGACACAGCAATCAAACAGGAATTGTCACGAATCAGGCAGGCGGTAGCAGCTTTGCCGAGCAGCGCGCCGTATGACGACGCCGAAATCAAAAAAGAACTGGAAACCGTCAAGAAGCAACTTTCTGATCTGCCCAAAGGCGGTGGCGCAACATACGACGACAGCGACTTGAGAAAACAGCTTGCCGCCGCCGTAGCGCGTATCGATGAAATTGCCGACACCCGCAAAGAGTATCAGGCGGCGTATGTCGCGCGGGCGGACTTCCTGACAAATCCTGCAAACAATGAATTTATGACGGTCAAGTTCAAAAAACCGTTCAGCAAAAAGCCGTTTGTCAAAGTGACTTTGGACTTGGTAACCGTACAAGCACGGCTGACCTATCAGGCAAACGCGACGGAGACAGGTTTCGATATTGCAACCAACTACGCAGGCTCTTTGCTTGGCTTGTGGTACGAGGCGCATTTAGTAGATTGATATTTAGAGGTTTTCTATGGGCGGTAAATCATCAACCATTACATCGGCAGAAGAACGGATTTTATCGTTACAGGTACAACAATCGTCGCAAGGGCTTACCCTGCCTGTCATCTACGGCAGAACCCGTGTAGCCGGAAACCTGATTTGGTACGGCGACTTTGTTACCATAGAAAACAAGACCACAACACAGCAAGGCGGCAAAGGCGGTGGCGGCGTGAAGCAAGTCGATATTGCTTACACCTACGAAGCCGCCGTCATGCTTGCTTTATGTGAGGGCGAAATTCAAGGCGTCGGTCGTATTTGGCGTGATAAGGAAAAGTTTGACTCGCTGGCACAATTGCGCCTAACGCTTATGCGCGGCGGCGACGAACAGCCATTATGGACGCATTTGGCGCAGGCGAAGCATACCGGTCAAGCCTTGAACTATTCAGGTACCGCCTACCTGTGCAGCCCAAACTACGAACTGACGAAATCCGCGCAGATTTATCAGCATAATTTTGAGGTCATCGGGAAACTGGGCTACTCAGGCAACATCCCTGACGCAAACCCGCGCGAAATCATCCGAGACCTGTTGACAAACCAACGCTACGGCTGCGGATTCCCCGTTGACAGCATTGGAGATACCGACCGATACAGCAATTATTGCCGCGCGGTCGGTATTTTTCTAAGCCCCGCCTACACGGAACAGGGCGAGGCGCAACGGAACATTTCCGAACTGCTGGAACAGACCAATAGTGCAGCGGTGTTTTCGCAAGGTCGTCTGAAAATCGTCCCCTACGGTGACGGCAATTATTCAGGCAACGGCGCGGCATATGTTGCCGATAACAAGGCACTATACGACCTTACTGATGACGATTTTATCGTCTCAGGCGCGGAAGACCCTGTAAGTGTCGAGCGCAAAACCAATGCCGATGCGTTTAACCAAGTCCAAGTCGAGTATCTCGACCGCGATAACGACTACAACGTCGCCATCGCGGAAGTGAAAGACCAGGCGAACATTGAGCAGTACGGACTACGCCCGAAAGAAGCCGTGAAGATGCACGGCATTTGCGACGGCAAGGTAGCGCAAAAAGTAGCCCAGCAACTCTTGCAACGCGCCCTGTACGTCCGCAATGAATATGAGTTTAAACTGGGTTGGAAATACTGTCTGCTTGAGCCGATGGACATTGTAACCCTGACTGACGCAGGGCTTGGCTTGAATAAAACGCCCGTCCGAATCACAGAAATTGAAGAAGACGAAGAGGGGGTTTTATCCGTCAAGGCTGAAGACTACCCCGTCGGTGTGTACACAACGTCAGAATATCCGACGCAGCCGTCTTTGGGCTATTCCGCCGACTACAACGTCTCACCGGGTAACGCCCATGCGCCCGTTATTTTCGAAGCCCCGTTGCAACTGACAGGCGGCGAGCCGCAAATTTGGATGGCAACCGCCGGCGGCGATATGTGGGGCGGCATTGTAGCACTGCGAAATGAGAAAGGGAGCTACAGCTGGACGCGGTAACAATCGTCCCAGCCTGCCATTGTAGCACTGCGAAATGAGAAAGGGAGCTACAGCGGCTTTGATGGGCGAAGCCGCCGTCATCGCATTGTAGCACTGCGAAATGAGAAAG